ATGAAAGTAACCTTTATCATTAAAAAAGCAGCCAAGCGATATGATACAGAATCAATGGCTACAATCTATGTACGCTTTAGAAACGGCAGGCAATTAGACTCCGTTGCTCCTACCCAGTTGGCTATCAATCCTAACCTATGGGATGATAAAGATGAATGTGTAAAAACAAAAGCAGTCTGCAATGAAGAGATGCGTACTCATATAAACGAAGAGATACGCCATTTGAAAACCTATATAGAAAAAGTGTATCAACAGGAAAAGGAAACCATAAACAAAGAGTGGCTAAAAATAACACTTGATAAATTCTACCATCCTGAAAAATACTTCATGCCAGAGCAAGTGGTTATCAAACCTACCACCGGAGAACTATTCGATGAATTTCTAAACAAGCACCCTTTATCAGAAGTGCGAAAGAAAAATTTCCGAGTTGTCAAAAGAGCCCTACTGCGTTATGAACTCTATGTAAGGGAAACAAAGAGAGGACAAAAAGACTTTGTCCTCGATGTGGATTTGGTAACACCAGACACACTTCGGGATATGTGGGATTTCTTTCAGAACGAATACCAATACTATGAACTTTATCCGAGTATTTATGAAACCATCCCCGAAAAGAGAACACCACAACCAAGAAGCAAGAATACACTGATTGACTGTTTTTCAAGGATACGCACGTTCTTCCTATGGTGCTTCGACAACAAGCATACCACAAACAGACCTTTCGACAAATTTCCGATAGAAGAATGTACATACGGTACACCTTATTATATAACACTTGAAGAAAGGGACAGAATTTTCAATGCCGACCTATCAGCCACTCCGCAACTGGCAATACAGAGGGATATATTTATATTCCAAACACTGATAGGCTGTCGAGTGAGCGACCTATACCGTATGACCAAACTAAATGTGGTTAATGAAGCCATAGAATACATTCCCAAGAAAACAAAAGAAGGGAATCCGGTCACGGTACGTGTCCCTCTTAATGACAAGGCAAAAGAAATCCTTGAACGCCATAAAGAATATAAAGGGAAACTGTTACCGTTCATATCCGAACAAAAGTACAACGATGCCATAAAAAAGATATTCAAATTGGCTGGAGTTGACCGAATCGTAACTATCTTAGACCCATTGACTCATAACGAAGTCAAACGACCTATTTATGAAGTGGCAAGCAGCCATTTGGCAAGGCGTACTTTTATCGGCAATATCTACAAAAAGGTGAAAGACCCGAACCTCGTTTCCGCACTATCGGGACACAAGGAGGGAAGCAAAGCTTTCAGGCGATACAGAGATATTGACGAAGAAATGAAAAAAGACCTTGTGAAACTATTAGATTAATATACTTTAAACTTTTTAGCGTATAAAATCAAGAAACAAATAAAAGAAATTCCTAACTTTGCAAGAAAATAAATTTAAAATTTGTATTATGGATAGATTGTTGCCAATAAGAATAGAAGCATGCCCACTTATAGACGCTTTAATTGAGTTCCGTTTTGAAGCAGCTATTACCAAAAGCGCAGTTTTTGGCATCATATACAATCTCATAAAAGAAGAGTATAGAGGAAATGTCATTAATTTGCCCATTTTACAAATCCCAGAACAAATTAGGGAGGTTGACCCTAACTTAAAATTTAAGCCCCTATACAGAATTGAAAACGAAAGATTTGTAATTCAAATAGGATATGATGTTTTGAGCATAAGCTCAAAAATGCCATATATAGGTTGGAGCGATTTTTCTAAACATTCATTTTCAATAATCAACAAGGTTATTAGTTCTGGAATAATAAAGCGTGTATCAAGAATAGGACATAGATATATTAATTTCTTCAAAGGAGATATTACCAATGGTCTTACGATGTCTTTTTCCATGACAGAAAAATACACATCTGAAAACTTATTGATACGGACAGATGTCAAAGATGGTAATTTTATGAACACCCTACAATTTGTAAATAATGCAAACTACAAACCACATCCTAATTCTATAGAAGTGGTAGGCTCATTAATTGATATTGATACGTCTCGTGAATATTCCGACAACTATTTCACTTCTAATATAGAACAAGAAATAAATATGGCTCATAAATGCGAAAAAAAGTTGTTTTTCTCTTTGTTAAAACCAGACTTCCTAAATAGTCTAAAACCTGTTTTTGAAAATGAATAGTTTAACGACTTACATAAATACCAATATCCTATTAATGTCTGCCTTATCATGTATGACATTAACAGACACGGAATTGCTTTCTTTATCAAGTAGGCAAACATATAATGATGCTATAATACCGTCTATTAACACTCCTGTCAATCCAATAAATATTTATACAAATTATTCCATTAAGGACATTCCTATCTCAACAGAGACCATTCATGTTAATATTCCCGAGCATGAAGATTTTGAGATAATCAATTCTTTTGCGAATAAGATGTTAACGGAAGCAACTCCTATAGATGAAGAAATTCAAAATGTCATTAATGACCACTTTTGGGATATGCTATGATTACAGAAGATGAATTAAAAAAATATCTACCCAAATATTTGTCAGAAGAAAATTACAAGACCCTTTTGGCAGAACTCAAATCTTTCCCTTATAACATAGATGGAAGGATGTACACTTCTATGCTTGACAAGAATGTCATTTTTCAAGGAGATGGCTTAAAAAAAATGCCTATAATTGATTTAGTTAACATCGAAAGAGGTGTAAAAAATGTAAGCTGTTTGATTTTATCAAACACTTGTGATATGGATTTATCTAATTCTCGTATGTTTCCTGCTTCAATCATGTATGCTCCTATTATAAATCTCACAACATATATTTCAGTTCTTCAAAAACAAGGTGTTAATAGTAGCAAAATTGAAAACCACATTTCAGATCTCAAACAACAAAAAATAACCCAAATAATCTTTCTTCCTGCAAATTCCCAAATGGAAGATTCAATAGTTTTTCTTGATAAAATCTATCATGTTGACAATCGCTTTATAAACCGAGACACATTAGAAGATCAACGCTTATTTTCTTTAAGCGATTATGGTTTCTATATGTTAATATTCAAATTGTCGATACATTTCTCACGCATACAAGAGAAAGTTAATAGAGGTTGCATTGCTAATTAACTTGTATGGGACAACAAGAATATGATAATTTCAAAAGACTGATAAAGGAATGGCTTGACAACCATCCGGATGAATACGCCGATTTCGTAGAGGAAATGAACGACAAGAAGTTTAAAGGATTCTTCAAAGTTTTCAAGATAGCCACGAAATTAGCACCGAAATACAAGGAAGCCGCACGTAAAAGGATAGGCGATGACAGAACACCCGACTTTGAAGAACTGGAAAATATCCTTTTGCATTCAGACCTTGCCGAGAAAATAGTGAACGAGTTTCATAACCCAAACAAGAAAAGTATTGTCCCCGCCATGCTCGCATGGCTGTATTACGGACGGAGCTATGAATGCATGGTGGAACAGGGAGAGGAACTGACCCAAAGAAAGGATATACCTAAATTGTACAAATGGCTTATTTCCGGCATGGTCAAGTTCATTATAAGAAAAAGCATCACCAATGGAATGAGAAGTAAAGAGGACTGGCAAGTTTTCAGGAAGCAACAGAAAGCCATAGAAGAGAACACTCTTGTGGAATGGGCAATAGAAGAAGATGAAGATACGGACGAGGAAGACACAGATACCTTATCAGAAGAACAACCGAAGACCGCAGGACGCAAAGCCGACACACGCACACTGTCTGAACTTCTGATAGAAAGACATGCCATACTGATTGAAAGAATTGGCACACGATTGAAAACCCATGCTACGGAAACAGATATAGCACGGTTGTTTATCGCATTGGTAGAATACCGTTTCATGAGGAAGTGTCCCATCAAGACTTTCAGAAATGCGCTGCACAATCAATTCAAAGAACAAGAAATAGTCCACGAAAGAGGTATTCAGAAAGCATACAGAAATCTCATTTCACCACTTGGAAACAGCAAAAAACTGATAAAAGACATTGGTGAAGACCATGAAGCTATCGAAGAATTGAAAGCATATCTATCCAATTGAAATTCGTTTAATTCGCTTTTTGATTTTACGAATTTAACGAATTGAATATCATTGTTTTACGATTAATTTTCGCTATATATTTGCGCCACTATCCTAATCGGGGTAGTGGCTTTTCGTTTATAATACTGCCAAAACGGGAAGTCTTACAACCGGCAGTTTCAAGAGCCTATGACAGACTTATTGGCAATTATCCAAAACGGCAACGGCAACATTAAGTTGGAAGTAACAGGAGAAGATTTGCTTTTATTCTCCAACCAGTTAATAAGCCGTGCGAAGCATGAACTTTCTACAGCTATTGCGGAAGCAAAAAAGGAAAAGTACCTCACCAAAGAGGAAGTGAAAAAAATGTGCGATGTTTGTGACACCACACTCTGGCACTGGTCTAAGAAAAACTACCTAAAGCCTGTAAAGGTCGGCAACAAGGTCAGATACCGCCAATCCGACATTCAGAAAATCTTAGGTGGACATAACCCTTTAATCTAAGTCTATGAAGGAGGAAGAATATATGCGCGTAGGAACAACTTTGTACAAGGTGGTCAATCAGCCATGTGCCAATGGCGGTTATGAAAAGAAACGTGTCGTATGGAACAACAGCACATTACGGCAGGACTACGGAAAGAACTATCTTGCCACCGTTCCCAAGTATGACGGCTTTTGCACAGTTCCCAATCATTTGAACTACCAAAAGGAGATTGAGGGGTTTCTGAACCTTTACGAGCCGATAGAACATAAACCGCAGCAAGGGGAGTTTTCTCATATCCAATCCTTGATGCGGCACATCTTTGGAGAGCAATACGAACTGGGTATGGATTATATGCAACTGTTGTATTTACAGCCGACACAGAAGCTGCCCATTGTTCTGCTTGTTTCGGAGGAACGCAACACAGGCAAAAGTACGTTCTTAAACTTCCTGAAAGCCGTGTTTGAGAACAACGTGACTTTCAACACCAATGAGGATTTCCGAAGCCAGTTCAATTCAGACTGGGCAGGAAAGTTGCTTATCGTGGTGGACGAGGTCTTACTCAACCGCAGGGAAGATAGCGAGCGATTGAAAAACCTAAGCACGACTTTCACCTACAAGGTGGAAGCCAAAGGCAAAGACCGAACGGAGATTGCTTTCTTTGCCAAGTTCGTGCTATGTTCCAACAACGAATATCTGCCCATACTCATAGACGCAGGAGAAACACGCTACTGGGTGCGGAAGATAATGCCGTTGCAGAGTGATGATACCAACTTTCTGCAAAAGCTAAAAGCGGAAATACCCGCATTTCTTTATTTCCTGACCCAAAGGGAACTATCCACAACACAGGAAAGCCGTATGTGGTTCAACCCAAGACTGACACATACCGCAGCCTTGCAGAAAATAATCCGAAGCAACCGCAACCGACTGGAAATAGAAATGACCGAGTTGTTGCTTGACATCATGTCGAACATGAACGTGGAAAGCGTATCATTCTGCCTGAACGACCTTGTAACCTTGCTACTCTATTCACAGGTCAAGGTTGAAAAGTATCAAGTGAGAAAAGTTGTGCAGGAAGTATGGAAACTTACTTCCGCACACAATTCGCTATCCTACACCGCTTATGAGTTCGCACCCCATCGTGAGTGCCACTATGAGCCGAAAAGGAAAACTGGTCGGTTTTATACGGTAACGAAAGAACAACTGACCACTATCTAATTATTTTGATGAAATGATGAATAAGGGAAGTAACATATTGCCTTACAGATAGATATGTATTCATCAAACACTCATCAACAACGATTGCTGATGAAAAAAGAAAACATCATTTTTCTTTTGGCAAGCAATCTGATGAGAAAAAGATGAATCGATATAATTCTGTTTAACAGCGTATTACATTTCAAATTCATCAAATCATCATTTTTTCATTCACCTACAAATCTGTAAGAAAATGACAATAGAAGAAGCTAAAAGCATACGAATAGCCGACTACCTGCACAGCTTGGGTTATTCACCAGTAAAACAACAAGGTATCAACCTTTGGTACAAATCTCCGTTTAGGGAAGAGAGTGAAGCATCGTTCAAAGTGAATACCGAACGTGAACAATGGTATGATTTCGGTTTGGGAAAGGGCGGAAACATCATTGCACTGGCTGCACATCTGTACGCTACCGACCATGTACCTTACATCTTGAAACGGATAGCGGAGCAGACACCGCACGTGCGCCCGATATCTTTCTCTTTTGGCAAGCAAAGCTCTTCCGAGCCGAGCTTCCAACATCTGGAGATTGTTCCGCTGTCATCTCCTGCCCTGCTTGCCTACTTGCAAGGTAGAGGAATAAATACAGAACTGGCGAAAAGAGAATGTAGTGAAGCCCGTTTCACCCACAACGGCAAGCGGTACTTTGCCATCGCCTTTCCCAATGGTTCGGGTGGGTTTGAGGTTCGCAACCGCTATTTCAAGGGCTGCATCGCCCCAAAGGAAATCTCCCACATCAGACAGTCTGGGAAAGCGAGGAATACCTGTTATGTGTTCGAGGGGTTCATGGACTATCTCTCCTTTCTGACATTGAGACAGGAAAGCTGCCCGAATTATCCGGAGCTGGACGGACAGGACTACATCGTATTGAACTCCGTATCGAATGTAAACAAGGCTCTCTATCCGTTGGGCAATTACGAACGCATCCACTGCTTTTTTGACAACGACCGTGCAGGCATGGAAGCCCTCCAACAAATCCGCAAGGAATACGGCAGAGACCGATACATCCGTGACGCTTCTCAGACTTACAGCGGATGCAAGGACTTGAACGAACACTTACAGAAACAGGTTGAAAGAAAAAGGCAAGTCCAGTCCGTCAAAGGGGTGAGCAGCCAGCCACCGAAAAAGAAGAATGGCTTTCGGTTATAGCCCACTATAACTACACGCTTCGCTTTCGTAGTTGTGGGCTCTCCCGAGGGGATTAGGGCTTTGCCCTAATGACCCACTCAGGGCGTTTCACCCCTGAGAACCCCGAGCAAAGAGTGACCCTCTCTTTGCAATCTCCGCTTATGGGCTACCCCTAAGAACCCCTCTGCGAAAGCGAACAAAATAATAAATTGCAAACAAAGAAAAGAAGCTATGGCAACAAAATCAAGCATACACATCAAGCCTTGCAACATCGCATCAAGCGAGGCGCACAACCGAAGGACTGCCGAATATATGCGTAACATCGGGGAATCCAGAATCTATGTCGTTCCCGAACTCTCCATCGACAACGAACAGTGGATAAATCCCGACTTCGGCACTCCCGAACTGCGAACTCATTATGACAATATCAAGCAAATGGTCAAGGAAAAGACCGGACGTGCCATGCAGGAAAAGGAAAGGGAACGCAAGGGAAAGAATGGAAAAATTATCAAGGTGGCGGGATGTTCACCCATCCGTGAAGGAGTATTGCTCATTAGACCGGATACCACACTGGCTGATGTACACAAATTCGGTGAAGAGTGTCAAAGGCGCTGGGGCATCACTCCACTACAAATTTTCCTGCACAAAGACGAAGGGCATTGGCTGAACGGTCAGCCGGAAGCGGAAGACAAAGAAAGCTTTCAAATTGAAGGCAGATGGTTCAAGCCGAACTATCATGCTCATATCGTATTCGACTGGATGAACCACGAAACTGGAAAGAGCCGAAAGCTCAATGATGAGGATATGGCAACCATGCAGACCTTGGCTTCCAATATACTTCTGATGGAACGTGGGCAGGCAAAAGCTGTCACTGGTAAGGAGCACTTGGAGCGAAACGATTTCATCATAAAAAAACAGAAAGCCGAACTGCAACGTATAGAGGAAACCAAACGACACAAGGAGCAACAGGTAAGCCTTGCCGAACAAGAACTCAAACAAGTAAAAGCAGAGATACGCACGGACAAACTCAAAAGTGCAGCTACCGATGTAGCCACTGCCATAACCAGTGGTGTAGGTTCTCTTTTCGGAAGTGGTAAATTAAAAGATTTGGAACACGCCAACGAAAGTTTACGCTATGAAATTTCCAAGCGTGACAAAAGCATTGATGACTTAAAAGTTCAGATGCAACAAATACAGGAGCAGCATGGCAGACAAATTCGTAATCTTCAAGGAATACATAATCAAGAACTTGAAGCCAAAGACAAGGAAATTTCACGATTGAGTACCATTCTCGAAAAAGCATTCTGCTGGTTCCCATTGCTCAAAGAAATGCTGAGAATGGAAAAATTATGTTATGTCATTGGCTTTACCAAGGGGATGGTTGATTCTCTTTTATACAAAAGGGAAGCAATCAGGTGCAGCGGAAAAATCTATTCCGAAGAACATAAACGAAGATTTGAAATCAAGAACGATATTTTCAAGATAGAGAAGAGTTCGGTTGATGAAAATAAATTAGTGCTAACTATAAACAGGCAGCCGATAGGTGAATGGTTCAAAGAGCAATGGGAAAAATTAAGGCATGGTTTGCGACAATCAGCAGAAGAACCAAGAAAAAATAGAGGATTCAAATTATAACCAACAATAAGCAAAAAAGTGTAATTCAATGATGAATTACACTTTAATTCCCTATATTTACAAATCATTTAAAAAGTTAAGGCACATAAATCAACCACAATGGGCAAAAAATAAAAAATATATTAATTAGTCTAAGCATTTCGATGCTATCTTCTTCTTGTTCAACTATATTAGAAATAATAACAGGAAACAGAAAATGTGCATATCCTAATTGTACAGAACGAACAAGCAGTAACTCTGCTTATTGCCCATATCATAAACCTTACTAACTAAAACAACACCTCACCTATGTTTGTATTATCATATCAAAAAAATGACACCTATTTCAAAACCCCCTCAGGTATTTGAGGAAACTGTGTTATTTCTCCATGCAACAAATAGTTTGTGCCATCCTCTTGCATTTTCATGAAGGTAACAATACTTTCTGAACGCAAACTATGAGTTTTTGCCAACTCATCCCAATCAACTCCCAAAAACTTATTGATGGCGGTATAAGTCAATGCAGAAGAACCTATTAAATTGAATTTATGTTCCTTTGCAGGCACATTTTCATCAGTCAGAATATCATTCTCATCCGTCTTATACGTTAATGTTAAATATGGCAATGTTTCATACGATAGATTTGGATCACTATTTTTTTCTACTGAAAATGAATAAGAACCCTTGGTAATAAAATCGCTATATACTTCATGCTTTATATAATTATATGTAAAGAAATAACAATCCTTAGCTTCATTATTTATCAAATACATAATCGTTCCATTAGGCAAAGACGGGTGTTTACTCTCATCTACACTATAAACCAAATAGCTGTCTGTAACCTTTACAGATATTCTTTCCGTTTCATTTGTAACATCATCCTTAACTATCAGATTTATATTTCCCTTTTCAAGTCCTGTAATACGGAGTACAGCAGTAACTCCATCATTTCCTAAAGTAATACATGATACAGAAACAATCTCTTTGTCTTCAGTAGTAACACTCAGAATACCACTACCGTTTGTAATAGGAATATCATTCCATCCCATTAACATTACCTCATAAGATTTTTTATCCAAATGAAAAGGTAAAACTTCTAGCTTTTCTTCGTTGCAACTTGTCATACCAAGCACACTTAGTATAATGACAATAAAAATAATATTATTTACTATCCTCATAAACAAACATCTAATTAACTTATAATCAAATTGTTTTAAAATCAAAAACGTATAATAGAACCCACATAAAAAAAAACAATAACCCTGAAGTTTGCTTGTTCAGCAGGGACAACAGGGTCTTACGTTTGCAAATATAGCTATTAATTTCTATTTTTGCAAGAAAAGTCTTGTTTTTAAACTTATACCAAATGAAATATGACGAATGTTTGCAGGTACTATCCCCGGCAAGATTAAATAAATACGCACAAGCAAGTGGTAATGAAAAAGCCAAAACCTTGCGCCTATACCAATATAACATCAAGTTGAGCCAACGTTTTTATGGAGTTATCGGTATGTTTGAGATAATGCTACGCAATGCCATAAACGCTCACTACAAACAATATTTCAATGATGATAATTGGATAATCAACCAAGCAAGACCCAATGGATTACTTGAACAGGAAGCTTCCGAAATAGTACGCATACAGCGCACTTATACCAATATGGGAGTGTACAATAACGATAAGATGGTAGCTTCCTTTACATTTGGCTTCTGGACTTATCTGTTTACAAGACGCAATTACCGCATAGGAGGAAAAACACTTCTTCAAATATTCCCCAACAAAGCGCATGGTTTAAAGCAAACAGACATCTACAAACAACTGACTGCCATCCGTGAATTTCGTAACAGAATAGCACATCATGAACCTATCTGCTTCAACGCTACACGTGCGATAGATACAAAATATGCCAAAGAGCATTATGAGTTAATACGAACCTATATAGAATATATGGGATTTGATTCGGATTCTGTATTGCGAATGGTAGAAAAGCCCGATTCTATACTAAAAGTAATAGATGGCATGAAGTAAATGCCCCATCTTTGGTGGGATACATAAGGATGATTGGGAACAATTTGGGAACATCTCCGATAAAAAGAAAAAGCTAAGTATCGAACTATCAATCACTTAGCTTTTATCTTTGTACCCAGACCCGGGTCAGTACGCTATTCTCCGAGTCTCGATTCGCCATTCTCTTTCACGATTACCAGTTTATGCGGATAGCCTTCAGCCACATTCCCGTGCGAGACTACCAGCACGGTACCGCCGAGCGAGTTCAGCGCCTCGAACATGGAGGCCAGCCCCGCTTCATCGACCGCCTCGAGTATCTCGTCCAGCACGAGCAGATCCAGTCCCTTGTCCCCGTCGCAGTTGCTGTTCACGAGTTTCTGCATGGCAAGGATGGTCGCCAAATTCACACGGGCGGCTTCGCCTGCCGAAAACTTGCCGAACGAGCCGCAGTCCATGCCGTCGCGCAGCAGTGAGATGGAGATTTTCTCCCTTACCTTACCACTCTTGAGGACGGTATACCCGTCGAAGCGGATACGGATGTCGCTGCCGATGTCTTGCAGGAACTCGTTGGTGATACGGCTGAGCGCCTCGATTTTCGTGTTGGCCAGATAGGTCTTGAACTGCACGAACCGTTCCCGCTGTATCTCCAGGGCACGGACCCGGGCATCGACGGCCGTCTTGCGCCCTGCCGCCTCGTTGGACTTCCCGCGCGTTTCACGGAGAGTGTCCTTGAGCGATTGTATGAGGTCGGGTGAAGCCGCCTCATCCAGCTCCCGGATCGTGGCCTGCAAAGTGTCGATGGCGCAGGCCGCAGCCTGTATATCTTCCTTGCCTACCCGTATGCCGCGGTTCAGTGCGGCATTGCGCTCGTCTATGAATCCGAACACCTCGTCGAATACCTTGCGGCGGACACCTTCGATTTCACTTTGCAGGGCGGTAATTTCGGAAGCGATGCGTTTATGCCCGCTTTCCACCTCTTCCACGTGGCGGGTGGCATTCCTGATGGCCCGTTCGTGCCCGGCCAGCTGCTCCTCCCATCCGGTGCGTCTGCCTTCCAATATCCGGCGCTCATGGTTCAGCCGGTTCTGCTGCAACTCCACGGCATCCGTCTCCTCCTGCTTCTCATCGATACGGCCGTTGATTTCCGTGAGCTGCCGTTGACGGAGCTTCAGTTCCTTCATGCCGGCCTCGATGTCGAACTGTGGTTCTGCCACCAGAAACTCATGCCCGCAGAAAGGACAGGTGATGGAGCCGGCCAGTTTGTTCGAGAGGCCGTCAATACCGGCAGAAACGATACGCCGTTTATGACGCAGTTCCTCGATGCTGCCGGACAGGTCGCGCAGACGGATGTCGATTTCCCGCAGTCTCTCCGCAGTCGTATCGGACTGATCCCTGTATGCCTCACAGAATGCGGCATACTCCTTCTTGAACTGTTCCCAGCCGTCAGTCCTGTTTTTCAGTTCCTGTTCCGCCTGCTTCAAGACGGCATCGCAATCCTTCAGCCGCTCTGTGGCGGTCTGTAACCGTCCTTTCTTTTCGGCAATGACCTTGTCCCAGTCCGTCTGCCGGGCATCGGGAAAGAGGGACATCATTTCCGCTATCTTTTCCAGACATGCTTCCAATGCGGTATCTCCGGCTTCCAGTTCCTGCAAAGCCTCGTCCGCCCGCTGCACTCCGGCAAGCTGTTCCTCAAGCCTGTCCACGTTCTCGTGCCCGGTACGGATCTGCTCCCTCTTGGCCGCTATGGCCGTTTCCAGTCCCATGATACGTTCCACACGGGTACGCCCCCGCTCGGCTCCGGCTTCCTCCTCCTTGCGTATCTGCTCCTGTAACATCCCGATACGCCCGTCCAACCCGGCCAGTTCCAGTTCCACCTGCCGTTTCTTTTCAGAGAGCGGCACGATGTCTTCCTCCACTTTGGCGATGGCTTCATCCACCAGGATACCGTTGGAAAAGCGGTTGATGACCTCTTTCTTCTCCTTGTCCGATGACGAGAGGAAATCCTCATACCGGTATTTGGAAAGGATGAAATTGTTGAGCAGCTCGTCGCGTGTGATACCCAGTTTGTCAAGAATATACCGGTTATAGGCATCCACCGAAGGCTGTACCGCTTCATCGGTTACCACCTGCTTGCCGCCACGGTAAAGCGTACAGCTGACAGAGGAAGCCCCCTTGCGCGGGATACGGCGGTTGACGAGCAGTTCCTCGGCGGCGGAATCGTTGATGAAACGCAAAGCGATACGGCATTCTTCCGCTGCATCGTTGATAATCTCCTCCGAGCGTATCTTTCTAAGCGGGCTGCCCGTGATACCCACGGCAATGCATTCCAACAGGGCAGACTTGCCGGCCCCGTTCGACTGCTGGGACTCATTGTCCCGGTTATCGCCGAAAATCAATGTCGTCACGCCTTGCCGCAGCATGTAGGACAGCGAACGGAAGGCGCAGAGATTTTCGGCTTCTATCGTCTTTAATTTCCACATGATCTGTTTTCTATTCTAGATAAATACTCCAATCCCATCGACACATCCTCGATCTGTTTCTTCCGGCAGAAGTCCTCGTAGGTTTCCCGGATGCGGCGGCTGTCGAATTTCTCGAAGAGCGAAGAGGATACCGCCTCCGGCAGCTGCTCGTCATCGGCAACCAGTTCTACCTTCGCCGCTCCGGCTTCCAGCAAGGCGGCTTTGTCCACCGATTTCATCGCGGCGGCAGGTGCATGGACACGCACCTTGACCTTGTAGCGACCATCGGCCTCCATTTCACGCAGCTCGTCCATCAGGTGCAACCCGGCACGTTCCGCCGGCATATCCATGACACGGTACCGCATGTTCACGCGGTTCTTGACAAACTCGTACGTGCCGTCCGTATACAGCACCGTGTATCCTTTCTCCTCGTCCTCCCCGAAGTTATGCTGGCGCGAGGAACCGATATATTCGATTCCCGTCCCCGGAATGACGGTACGGTTGTGGTAATGGCCGACAAAGACCTTGTCGAAAGGAGAGAATATCCTGGCAGGCAGTTCCTTTTCCGAAGGCTGTGCCAATGCCCCGTTGATACCCTCATGGATGTAGAGGAAGTGCTCCGGTTCTCCGGAAAGCGCTTCCGCAGCCAATCGTCCGAGCCTTTCGGCAAAAGAGCCGTCTTCCGGAAAATAGCTCATTACATGGAGCGCGAACTTCCATTCCGGGCGGCACAGGGTCAGGTACTCATCCACGACAGTCACATTCGGATGCCGGTCGAAGACATGACAATATCCGCGCAGGGATTCCTGGTTCACCTTGTCGTGGTTCCCTTCCGCCAGCGTGACATGAATGTCATGGTCCGCGGCGGATACAAGCATATCCCTGACGGCCAGCAGGACATCGAGTGTCTGGGCGGCACGGGAAAAGAACAGGTCTCCTCCGACAACCACTTCCCGGATATCCCGTTCCCTGCAAATTCCCATGGCCTCCTGCCAGTTGGCCTGGAATGCAGGGATGTTGTCTTTCGAGATGTGGATGTCATTCAATAACAAAAGGCAGGGTTTGTTCTCTTTCATACTAAGTGATTGTGATTAGGACGGGAGGCCCGGATGCCTCCCGTCGGATTAGAATTCAAGAACTTGTGAAAGGCTTATCTGCGGTGGCGGGGACGCCCGGCACGCTCTTCCGTTTCCTCCGGCTGCTCTTCTTCCTCCCCGGGGACATCCTCCGGTTCGTCACTGGGCTTCGGACCCTCCATCTCGCTTTCGATCAGGTCGAGTAGTTCCCGGTTGCTCGTGGAGCGTGTGACACGCACGGAGAGCCCTTCCTGCTCGATGTAGCCGCGGATCATCGCACGCAGCTCCTGGCCTTCCTCGGTCTTCTCACCGAGTTCCTGCCGCTGAAGCTCGTCATAACGTTCGAAAAGGTCGTCCAGCGAGATGCCTCCGCCTTCACGCCCGTTTTCTCTGTTATCTTTCGTACGGCGGTCGAACGAGAACGCGGATATATCCTCCTTGGGCAGTTCACCGTCCAGCGTGTCGATGACCGTCTTCATTTCATCCGTCTCCATGAGCGACATGCCGTAGATACCGTCGCACTGTTTGAGGAACTCGACGGTGGCTCCCAGATGATAACGGGTGTAGCGGTAGATGATTTCCGGGATACGCGGCGCACCCATCAGGGCGGTCAGCTCCTCCTTGGTCAACGGTACAGGTTCCGATTCGTTGTCAATGGAAATGACATACTCGGTCTTGGCTCCGTTCTTGCGCTTTTCAATCTCCACCGGATAGGCGTCATACACCGAGGAAATCGGGCACGGGTAAGACGGATTCTTGGCCAGTTTCTTGCTCCACAGCTTGAACTTCCTCTCATCCAGATCCTTGAACTGGGCATGGGAAAGGGTCATCATCTGCACGCCTTTGGCTCGTTCACCCAGGTCGAATACATAGAGACAGTGGCCGTAACTGTATTTCAGACCGCCTCCGAACGAGCCCCCGGCAATCTTTTCCGCCAGTTTGTCGTCCCCGTCCTCTTTTGCGGCTTCGACGGCCATGCGGCGGTAAGTCTCGATGGGATCAACGCTATATCCGGCATCGGTAGCGCGGGTGACAGTGACATACATCTTCTGGGGCTTGTTCCCCGTAGCGGGTTTCTCCAGCTCCAGAAGCAGCTGGTGGACGGGATACTCATAGCCCGGACGTGTCGGCGAGCCGTCCGGATTGGGAGCGATGGGCAGGATACGGAGACGGTAAGTCCCGAACTTGTCCATGCGGAAGAACTCCGTACGGGCGAACGCCCTGTTCTCCTCCTGGGCACGCAACTGTGCCTCCTGATAAGATTCCTGAACGCCGAGGAACATTTCCTCGACAGACATGCCTTCCATGCCGTTGTTCTTTTCTTCTTCTTGCATAAACGCTTTGTTTTATGGATTTAAAAATGCCCGAAGAATGCGACACGGTATACCCGCATCGCAAAGAAACTGGTAACAGGACGGACGGGTTCGGTTGCACCGTCCGCGTTCAACTGATAAAATTGGGAGAGGATGTCTCGCTGACCGTATCCCGAAAGAGGATACTCATTTGACAATATGGAAAGGTCTTGCAGCGACCGTGGAATACAAAATTAGGCAAATTACCCGGAACAGCCATACATGTACATGAATGTTTCTCACCGGCATTGTCCTTCAGCGCATTACCGTTTCATTTTAAGAATGCTTTTAATCTCTCCGAGCAGTCTGTCGCCGCCCGGCGCGTTCCGCGCTTCGGCAAGCAGCCTCCTGCGGTTCCGGCGGATATACTCTTCTCTCTTGCGGCGGCATATGCCTTCATAGTAGGCTTTGCGCTCCGGCGTGAGCCGTTTCCCGCGCCGGCAATAGACCCCGTCCCGGCGGTACTCGTCCAGGTAGCGGCGGAACTTCGCCTTGCCGCAGGAAGGGTCTTTCGATGCCTCCGCCACCGACCGTATGACCTGCCAGTCCGGCTCGAAGGGCTGCTGCGTGGCGCATAACCTGCGGAGCAGATGATAGACTACCGGCATCTCATACCGGAGCATGAAGCCTATCCGTGTCTCGTCGAAAGGAAAGCGCTTAAGCGTCCCCTGCGGTCTTCCGTCTTCTCGCTTTCGGGGCTTCTGCTGCCGGGGAGACGGTTTCTTCTGCGGCTGCCGCCTGATTTTCTTCTGTTTCATGATGTTGCGGTTGAATGGTTTGCTGTACGGTTTCACGGACGGGAACGTTCCTGCGCTCCGCAATCCTCCGGCGGCTTTCAATATCGCCGTTTACATTGAGTTTATGTTTCATGACTATACAAAATAGGTGAAGTTGAGTTCTACATTGACATTGTACATACCGCGCTCGTAAAGCTGTATCCTGCGCGAACCGCCGTAGATGGTGAACGAGGAGCCCCGGTTGTACTTGTGGTCATCGTTCCAGTCAGCGGCGCTGCAGCGCACGCTGTATCTCGGGGGCTGTATCTTGTTCGGGATGACGGCCCAGTTGCTGCCGTCCCTGCGTGCGGTATTGATATACCCCTGTATGGACACGATATTCCCGATCTGGCGGATAAACAGCCCCTGGGTATCTGTTCCCGAGCCGCTGTTCTCCATGTGCATCCATCCCGTATCCGCCAGCAGGGGCTGGTATTCTTCCGCATAGGCGGCTCCGATAGCGCGGCAGGCCTGCCGTTTCGCCTCCGCTGTCGGCAAGGACAGGTCGGAAAGTTTGCCGTCCTTGCGCAGGTAGTCCTTGACGATTTCGTCTTTGGACAGCACGTCCAACTTGTTCCGCAGGAGCTGCCGGGCTTCCATGGGGGATTTTCCTTGCCCGGTCAAAAAGTCGATGTAATCCTGGAACAGGTTTTCAAGCGCGGCGAAGCGGGCGTCCGCCCCGGCCTTGGTATACAGGTTCAGGTTGGTGGCGATGGTATCCTTTTCGGAAGCGTTGTAGCCGCCCATCAGCCGCTCCGCCTTTTTCTTGAGTTCCCTGACAACCTGCGAGGTCATCACGTATCCCTCGACCTGCGCGTGCGAAATGCCGCCTTCATCTATGTAGGCGAACGAACCGGTCTTGATTTCCAGCAGTTTGTCCCTGAGTTCGGGTGTGAAGACAATGCCCTCGTAAGCGGAGTCAGTCCCGAGCTTGCCGTCCATCATCCGGTCTATCTCGGCCGTGGAATAGACTTCGAGGTTCTTGCGTGCCTTGCCCTTGTCCGGAAGGTCGGACAGGTTCGAGGTCTTGGCCAGTTTCAGCTCCCCGGTACCTTTCTTTTCGGCATCGAGGGTATCCCTGACGGCCGCCTGCCGCTTTGCTTTCAGTTCGGCGGCTTCCTCTGCCGTCAGCCCGCTGATCTCGTCCGCCGTCAGGCGCACCAGCTCCTTCAATCCTTCGGAGATTTCCAGAAATACCTCCCCGGCTTCCGCTTTGGAATAGACATCGATATTCTTCCGGGCGGCAGCCTTGTCCATGACATCGGAAAGGTTCCCGTCGGCGGAGAGTTTCATTTTCAAAGCCGCCGCGACGGTTCCCGATGTGACATAACCTTCGCCGCCCTCCGTCAGTTCTCCGGTAGTGATAGCCGCCAGTTTCTTCCTGTATTCGGTCGTGAAGTCTTCGGTAGAGAGCTGTTTGCCTTCTACCACATCCACTTTCTTTCCCATCGCCTCCGTAAAGGCCCTGACGGTCACATAGGTGTCGGACACGGATTTTCCGTTGATTTTAAGCGTACCGAGCACATCCACCGCTCCCAAAGGGGCAAGCACGATGTCGCCCAGAGCGTTCCTCAGCGCAAAACGGAAACTGTCAGCGGTGTCGAAGCCGACGGTGGCGAGCAGCGCGGCGGCACTGTCGCGCCAGGTAATCAGGTTTGTCAGCCTGGCATTGTCTTTCGTATAGGCGGTATTCTGAATATCGATACCCCGTCCGGTGCTTTGCAGGGAGAGCAGTCCGCCGACCTGCAGGGTGGCGGTACGCCCGATGACTTTCAAAACAGGTGTGGTGCAGGCTTTTCCGTCATGCACGGCAAAGTCACGGTATTTTGTTCCGCCGCCCTCCGTGCCGTGGTAATTGATACGGATACAACCCTCATCCGTCACATCCGAGGTGTTATAGATGTCGTATCCCTTGATGCGGACAGCCCCGATCCGGGCGTTTTCATTCAGCGAAGTACCGCAGGATATGCCGTCTTCCGTAACCCTGGCCAGTTCCTTGCCTTGTTTCATGAAACTGAACGTGCCGTCCGTCCGGATGACAATCTCGTTGACAAGCAGACCGTGCAGGTAGGCACCGATGGCGGCATGGCCGTCCGCCTTGACGATGCCTTTGAGCATGTAGCCGTTCCCGCCGCTGACGGAGACGGCGGTCTTGGAGCTGATTTCTTTCTGCCCGGTGAACGTTCCGGCCAGCACCAGATCCTTCTTGACGGTCTGCCGGGCAAAAGGTGTATCGAGCAGGACAGCATAGCGGCCGAAGAACTTGTCGATGAACCGGGGTGCATAGCTCTCCGTCACCTCGATGGCCGCCGGCAGTTTGTCAGTAACCGGATCGACCGTATCCGGGACAGCCTTGGCTCCGGCACAGAGATAACAGGTACGCCCGCGCTTGTTGACCTCATTGGCGTAGACCACCGATTCATGCCGGTTGATTTCGTATATATAATAGGGATAGACAGCATCGGCGCAGCCGTCGAAACGGCGTACCTTTCCGCCGAGCCAGACATAACCCGGGGAGACGCGGGGACCCTCGATCTCGCATCCGGAGATGATGAAGTCCGAGCAGCCGTCAAAAACGGCACTCATGCTGAGAGCCAGTTCCTGCAAGTTCAGGATATCGTCCGAGTAGGTATACCGTCCGCCGGTTTCCGCAATATATTCTTTCATTGTCCTGTATTCTTATTGGGGGTGTATTCGTCTTCGTCGATCTTGATCAGGTAGGTCTTGCCTGCTGTCTTATAGGTGTTCACCACATAGGAAAGCATATAGACCAGTTCCCGCGGAGGTATGGTGACGGGCGGGACGCAGACCATGAAGCTGACCTTGTTGATCAGCTTCTCTTCCGCCAGCAGGTAGAACGGACGGGGGCGTTCCGCCTCATTGTCCGTTGTAACCTGTTCCCCGTTGTACCATACGGTGAAAGGACGCTGGTATTCCGCCCCTTCGTGGTACAGGTCCACACCGACACTCGTGCTGTCCTTGATGAAGATGCGGTCCTTGCCGTCCTTGATGTATTTACCGAACCGGTAGTTCAGGAACCACTCGAAATAGATGACCTGTGAGGTCATGCGCGCCTCGATGTGCCGTTCCCTCGTGAAACTGCGGAACCACTCGTTGGTGCGTTGCAGCGGGTAGAGGCAGCTCTGCACGAACAGGATGAATTTCCGTCCCGACAGATAGTGCGGGACAAGGCGGTTTACGGTGCGGTCTATGGATAACTTATACCTCATGGTTTTCTATTTTCAGGATGATGGCCTCACGGAAGTTGGGCAGGCCGGCCTCCTCGTCCTTGCCGGATGATTCTTTCAGGTATCCCGATGCGGTATGGGTCATGCGGGCGACACGCTGCGGGGGCCGGATATGGCCGTCGGTATCGTGGCTGGCTATGAAGATTCCCTGTTCGGGTACCGCATTCTCGTCAATATGGACATCGGTCACATGTTCCGCACGACGTACGGCATCCGTCAGACGGGAGACATAGACGGCGGCATCGAAGTCGATTTCCATCATATAGGCGTTCAGCTGCTCCTCGATGGCGTCATATACCTCGGATTCAGGTACGGCCCCGTCATGGAAGACCGTCAGGCGCGGTATCAGCACATCGCCCTTGGTGGAGATGACCTCCACCCGTGTTCCGGCAAACTTCAACTTGCCGATATAGGCATTGATGGGTACCAGGTCTTCAGGCGGTATGGCGGAAAGGTTGCCTTTCGTGCCGGTAGCTACTTTCAGGATCAGCTTGCTGTCCAGGTTCCGGTCATCGGTACTCTCCACATACGATACCTGTGTGATGATGCGTTTGGTTTCGTCGACATTCGGATAGCCGAACGCCAGCCCGTCTTCCCGCACCGTCAGTTCGTCTCCCTGCTGGTACTGCAGCAGGGCGTTGGCATAATAGGCAGGCGTACCGTTGATACGCCCGTTGATGGCTTCGGAAATATCCACCGCGAAGACATCCAGCAGGGTCTCGAAACTGTATATGGCTGCCGCCACTACCCACAGGATGCCGTTCATGACGGACAGTTTGGAGTCGCTGGCAAACTCTGCCAGCTCCAGCCTCTGGTTGCGTTCCGCAACGGCCTCGTTGTATATTTCCTTGATCGTACGGCTCATTCCACTGTATAAGTTTTATTGTCGATGATAAACTCCCAGGCTCCGCCCTCGTTCCAGCTCTCCTCATGCAGGATGACCCATATGGCCTCCATACCCGATATGATACGGTAGCGTCCGGTCGTTTCGTCCCGGTCCGGCTCCCTGTAAGTCCCCGTCGGGGAAACAGGCAGTGTCATCCGGCAGTTACGCCGGTTGCCGTAGCATTCCACGATAGCCATCAGGTATTTGTCCAATACGGTCGGTTTGATTCGCACCTCCGACAGGTCGAGTTCCATCAGACCACGGCATTCGATGAGCGGCAAGAGGTCGGATACCATGCTTCCGGACAGGTCTATCCGGTAAGTGCCCGACAAAATCCGGAAACCGTCCAGTGCAAGCGTGCACCCCCGGAGCGTCAGTTCTTCCACATGCAGCTCACGGAGAAGGATGACGGACGAAGGGGTCATGCCGCTCCAGTCGATATGGCGGAACGAGGCATCGGCAAACCATCGGATTTTGCGCTTGTGGCGCACACGGCTGTCGAACGTATGGTGTAGCGTGTACGGTATATGGCCGAGAATGACGGTTTCCGCTGCACTATCATCGCCCCAGTCGATTTCCAACGTTCCCGTTCCGGAAACCTCGCACTGCACGGACACAAGTGCCGCTGACAACGAAAAAACGGCCGTCTGCGGGCAAGTGAAATGTTTGGGATAGACATGTCGTTCACCGTTGGAGGGTACAATGCCGTGCATCTCGTTATAGGCGACCACATCGGCATTGATGATGAATCCGTCGGTATAGGTCAATTCCTGCCCGGTGCGGAGTTCCGTTTCCAGTGAAAGACCCGGATTGTTGATAAGCAGGTCCACAATCCCTTCGATGCTCCCGTACAGATGCAGGGCGACATCATAGATATTTTGTCCGGTGATGACTCGGTAATTACCCATGGTTGTCCTCCTTCTCCTCGGTTTCCAGCAACAGTTCTCCCGTTGCCGAGTCTATATAGGCGTTCTTGATGACGACCTTGTCCGCACCAAACTCCGCCTGCAGTTTGGCAGCCAGACCGTTGTTCTCCATGTTGGAGTGCAGGAAGTCTATCAGCCCCACACCGGTAGTCGGATGCTGGTAGAGATTGCCGGCCACGGCCTTGAGCAGGAATGTCCCGTTCTGCATCTTGGAGGCTCCGATCCCGAAGTCCGTCTCCTCGCCGCTGTAGACAACCAGGCAGTCTTCCCTGATCAGCAGGTTATAGAGGCCGTCTTCATTCAAGGCATAGAGCGAAGGCAGGGTCACCGCCTGCCTCGTCCCGTCACCATATTCCTGCATGACAGGAAACCAGCATTTGCTGGTGGCTGCGCAACGCACATATTCCACGCCGCCGGACCCGCTTTCCATGGCAATCCGTACCGTCAATAACCGGTTGTCGGGCGTATAGGGAATACGGATATGAATACCTTTTGCATCGCTATACGATGAGAGGAAGTCCGCCGGTACGGTTATCTCCCCGTGGCGGAAGTCCGCATTGTCGGCATCTTCCACGCTGTCAAGCAGGCGGAAGTTATGGAAAGTCTTTCCGGCAACCCGTCCGGACATTTCCACTTCCCCGTATTCGGCATCCATTATGATATCCTCTCTGGCCATGGTGTTGATATAAAAATCCCGGCCGCACCCAAGAGTACGACCGGGGTACTCTTTGTGTAAAGAGTAGCGGCAGACAGAAATTTCGGTTTATGCGTTGGAGATTTCGTTATAAATCGCCTCCACGGTGCCCCACATATCGTCGGGCAGTTCCTCGTCCGAGATCTTCTCGCAGGCGGCTTGCAGGTAGGCCATCTCGTCGGCGGAGAACTCTACCTCCAAGGGATGCTCTTTCTCCACGTCCCACTCGATACGCTTGTCTTCCGCATTTTCACGAAGGTTGATGGCTTTACGTTCCTCGTCACCGATGGCGATTTTACGCAGGATTTCCTTTTTGAGGTTGAATTCCTTAAAGTTGCCACGTGCCGGCAGGAAGGTCGGCAGGTAAAGGCGGTCCTTGACACTCAGTTCCATTATGATTCTTTTTTAGGATTGATACTTTCACGGATATATTGCTGCATCTTGTCGAAATCCCGGAATATGGGACCCAGTTCCCTTCCAGCGGGAAGATTACAGGAGATGTTCCCCTGTTCCATGTAGATAATCCCGACGGGGGGTATGTTCCCTTCCGTATCGGCTTCCTTCTCATTCACGGAAACATGAAGACGGTTCAGCTCGTCATTGACAATAGAATACTCCAATACATAGGAGGCGTTCTCCGTTTTTTCTTCAGCGGTCTTGGTGACAGTGATGTTGGTAATGTTCATACGCTTTGGCTTTTTAATAAGTATAGGGCAAGGCTATGGATTCCGGTTACTAGCTGTTGTAATTTAATGCCTGATAGTGGAATGACGGGTAGTTGCAGCAAAGAAGGGTCAGTGAATCCCCTCTCTCCATACCGTAGTTTGTCGTGCCCCCGTTCTGGTTCCTCACATTCATGATATTCACGTGTCCACCCCAGTTATAACTGTAGAACAACGTGAACACGTAAGCGAAATCCGATGGAAGGCTCGAATACCCGAACATGCTCGCGACTGACGATGCGCTGGGGAGGCTGACATTATAGGTGGCATTGGCATAGATGCAGAAGATGTTGGCGGCGGAGAAGTCAATGGAATACCCGGAGCCCGTAAAATATACGGTCTTCATCTTGATGCCTATGGCGGCAGGACCGACCAATGCCGCGTTGGACCACACACCATAATTCCTGTATCCATTCTTTACCTCGATATACAGCCCGTAGTTGTTCAGGTATGAATTATACTTGTTGTTCACGATTCTGCCGGTGGCGCATGTACCACCTGTGGATGCCGGAAACGTGTTCGCCCCGAAAAGGACATAGGAGGTGGTGTTTCCCACGCGGAACAGGTCATTGTAAATGGCCAGTCCACCCCCGGAACCGCTACCCGAAGCGGTAGAGCCGATACGTCCCTGACCGATGGAAAAGCCCCCGATGGTCCCGGCGTTGGCATTGATCGTTCCGGTCATGGTCACGTTACCGCCGGCGTCCCACTTGATATTCTGGTTGGCAAGATACCCGGAACCGTCAGCTGCAAACGAGATCTTCCCGCATCCGAACGTGGCGGAACCGTCAGTCTTCAGACCCCAGTAATCTTTTCCCGAGGAAGGATTGTCATGATAGATATAGCCGGATGCACTGATGACAATGCGGTGTCCGGAACTTGGGGCGGATGCTGTAAGCGAGCTTGTTCCGATTGCCCACCCGCCGATCTTACCGGCCACGGCCGTGATGCCTGTCCTGTCAAGGGTCACTTTGACAGCGTTGTTCGCATCCCTGACGGAGACACTTCCGTTATAGGAACTTCCGCCAACCACCAACGCACTGTCCACGATTATCTGGTTCGCCTTCACGGTACCGGTGTATACCCCATTAGCGTCAATGGTGGTGGTATATTTTTCCGTCGATGTCAGGTCAAAGACCGTTGCATAGGCCACATACCAGGTCAGCGGGGTGGAAGCCGTTCCCTGTGCCCCGTCGATATAGAAGTAATGGGTGCTGGAGAAATTCGAGGTCCCGCAGACGACCTTGTAGATGTACTCCTTCCAGTCTCCCGTACCGGCCGTGGGGGTGAGCCAGCGACTTGAGCCGCCTGTGCCGATGCTGTTGGTCGCCCAACAGATGTTGCGTCCGGCCGGTATCTTGGCGATGATACGGGCGACCAGTACCTTGCGCGAGCTGCAAGTCGTTCCGAAATAGAATCCCCCGTTGCCGGGGCTGGCCGTACCCTTGGTTTGTATCTTCAGTACGTACTTGCTGTCATTGGGGGCGGCCGTGTCCTGCTCCCGGGTAATCGTCACCATGCCGTTACCGGAATTGTTATAGACGGCAGTGCCGTTGTTCCCTTTCCAGAAAGTGGGGTCACGGTAAAGCATCTTGCCGAACGCCATGGCCGAGGCAAGTTCCTGGGCGGTCGTGATTCCGGTCGTCCATTGGGCAGACACGGAAGAGGCGAAAATAACGGAACCGGAAGCGTTCCATGAGATATTACCTCCCGCAATCTGCCCGCTGCCGTCGTTGTTCAGTTTCCATTTTGTACCGTTCGTGATCGAACCGTCCGAGCCCAACGAGATGTTGTTCTTCCAGATGTGGTTATGGTCGAATGCCCACCCAGCAATGCGGTTATAGACCTCCTTCGCTCCGCTTTTGGTATAATTGGCCGACAGGCAGAAGTATTCCAGATGGTCCCAGGACATCATCTGTATGCCGATGAATCCGGTCTTGACCGTATTCCCGCTTGCCGCAATCTGTCCGAAGACAATATGGCCGGCATTGCTGCTCTGATGCCAGGTCAGCGTAATGCCCAATGGTTTGTACCCTCCCGTGTACCAGTAACCGCTTCCGGCTGATGCCGAGCGGATCTGCAAGGGTATGGCACCGGCTGTTCCGACACTGCCGACGGTGATGTTGTCGCTCCCGATGGTAAAGCCCCCGATTTTCCCCTTGGTGAAGGTACAGCTCAGACCGTTGATATAGGCCGTATTGATGATCGAGGATTTGATACTGGCCGCATCAAGTTTGGAGGCATTGATACTGCCCGCCGCAATACGGTCAGCCGAGAGTGTCCCGGCCTTGATGCTGGATGCGTTGATGCTGACGGCATTGACCTGCGCCGCCGTCAATGTTCCGGTGTAAATTCCCGTAGAGCCGATATAAGTCAACGGATGGGCGGCAAGGGTACTGTCGCTGCCTTGCGCCAATGCGATAAAGCGCCTGCGCCGTATCTCTTCCTCCACGGAAGCGGTCAGCGTACGGGGAGCCGGGGCGTTCGCTTTCGTGGAACCGCTCTGGAAAATCAAATCCGAGTTATAGGCGATTTGGGGAGCCGCCGGTATGGGGGACGGGCTCATGGCACTGCTGACGATCGGTTGGTCGGAATAGATATGGTAGACCGCACCGCCCGTCCCGCCGCCACGCAGGAACACGGCGAACATGCAGTTGTTACCGCACAGGGCGGCCCCGGCAAACATGCGGCAGTACATCTCGGAAAGCTCGTAGATGTCCCAAGAATAGGCGATACCGCCCCAACCGCCGAAATTGGCCTTGACAAGCAGGATCAATCCGCCTTTATGGGTGGAGGTGTTCCAACTGTCAGGAGCCTGCTCGCTATAACCGCGACGGATCAGGATATCCCGCTTGACGGTTTGCTCGCCGCCTTTGAAAATGACAGGATAATACACGTCTTCCTCTCCGTTGATGACAATCTTATGGTAGTAAGGATAGCCGTAATTGGATTTCCGAGCCGCCTCTATGTCGTTTTTCCACAGCAGGGAGACAGCGGGGGAAAACGAGACTTTCCCGGCTGCATCCCACGAAATGTTTCCGGAAGCGATCTGACCGCTGCCGTCATTGTTCAGCTTCCATTTTGTACCGTTCGTTATCGAACCGTCACCGCCCAACACCACGTTGCCTTTCCGGATGGAAGACACATCTATCGTCCACCCGGCGATATTGTTCTGTGAACCGAGACGGGCGATACATGCCCCCGCGCTGTTGGTCGCGTACAGCCCGAAATCACTGTCGCTGCCATAATACAGCTGTACCCGTTGTCCGGCTGTCGCGCTGGAGTTCAATCCATAGACCACCAAGCGCCTGTTCCCGCTGTCAAGCAGGATATGGCTGCCGCTCAATGCCGTCGCTCCGATCATCCAGCCTCCAATCTTGCCCTTGGTGACATTCAGCGTAAGGGCTTCGATGTTGCCTGCCGTAACCAGCGAGGCTTTCACGCTGGCCGTATCCAGTTTGGAGGCATTGATGCTGCCCGCCGCTATACGGTCGGCGGAAATGGTACCGGCAGTAATCTGACCGGCGGTAATGCTCCCGGTATAAATACCTGCCGCGGTGATTTTGGTCAGTTTGGGGTAGGTGTTACCACCCAGAGCGGTGGTTATGGAATCAATCGGGGCTGTCCATTGAAGGGAAACGGAAGCGGCGAAAGTAACATTTCCGGAAGCGTCCCACACGATATTGCCGCCCGCCACCGCACCGGCTCCCGTCGATTCAAGACGCCATTTATAGCCACGGATACCCGTTGATCCGACAGTCATCGATCCGGATGCCGCCGTATAGGTATTGGCAGCATTCTTCTTCGTTCCGCGATAGATGCTGTCACTGTCGATACTCCACCCTCCGATGCTTCCCTTGGTGGTCGTGAGGGTCAGGGCATTGATGTTTCCGGCGGTGATGAGCGAGGCTTTCAGGGAGGCCACGTCGATACGAGAAGCTGAAATCGTGCCCGAGGTGATTTGTGTGGCATCGAGATGCAACGTTTTCACGGTATCGGCGGAGAGTTTTCCGGTAAAGATGCCGTCCTTATCGATATAGGCCGCACCGGCCCAGTTCAGGCTGACATCAGCCCCGAACTCGATTTTGCCGGTGGAAGCGTTGTATTTGATGGACTGGCTGCCGTTGCCTAACTGCACGTTGCCCCCGTTGTCCACGTAGAAGGTCTTGTAACCGTCCTTGAAGCCATAGATGCCGTTGACAGTTTCGACAGTAACCGTTCCGGAAGCTGTCTTTACGGAAAGTGGGAATGAACCGATGGCGATACCGGAAACAGTGCCGTCGCTGTTCTTGATGCCGGTGAACAGTTTCGGGGTAATGACCGTGTTGTTGTTGATAAGTGTCTTGCCCGTGTTCCACTCCTTGACCCAGTCGAGCATGGAGGCATCTGCACCGTCTTTTCCCGGCGTACCGGATTTGGCTTTCGACCAGACAAATGACAGGGTATAGGTAGCTCCGGATATGATGACGGGAATGGAAACCGTACCATGGTCGGCCAGCGTGGCCGTACCCGCCGCAATGTTATAGGTAATGGTCTTGTTGCTGTTGTTGACGGATATGGAAGAGAACCCGGCAGGTTTGACAACCGGTCCGATGGAGAATCCGTAAAAATCGGAATCCCCGAGCGTTACCTGGATGGTGGAAGTGACGGATACGGCGGAGGGTATCTTCCCGTCCGCATCCGCGGGGAAGACATATTCTCCGAGCGACTGGCTGATGGTATAGCCGTCTTTCTGTATGTGGATTGTCGCCTGCCCCCGGGCGACCAGTGTCTTTACCATATATGCTCTTTACGGAAAGTATAGGCCAAAAGAATGGTAGCAGGTTGCCGTCACAAATAAGAATATTGCCATTCAATAAATACGGCGACCGATTCATACCGGTCACCGTCCATTAAAATCAATAACGTTTCTATATTATTTCGATACCTCGCACATGAGTACGCCCTTGCCGGTCACATCCGCTTTCGATACGGTGATGGATTTTCCCGTATAGGTCTTTATGACCGATGTTCCGGCCGAGTTCCACAATTTCCATGTATAAGTATAGGCTGTGCCGTTCGCATCCAGTTCCTCTCCGTTGCGGTACAGTACCGCCTTGGCATCGACATCGTTGCCGTTGTTCTTTATCGTGAACCCTTTCTGGCTGACAAGATCCACCGTGATGGGGTCCGACATGTCCGTGAACGAGATGATATCGCAGACCACCTTGTTTGCCGAACTGTTGCCCGCTGATGTATCCGTATCCTTGATGGCGCATTTGAATGTCTCGAAATTCAGCACGGCATCCGCCGTAATGGTAATCTCGTTCGTGGTCCAGCCTGCCGTCACTCCACGGGGATTGGCGGAAGTCAGGCAGGCCCATCCGGCCCCCAGCATTGCATTGTAATACGGACAGGATACCGGACTGCCAGAAGCGCTGGTTCCCGTGAGTGCCGAAGTCAGCGTTACCACTTTGGTTGAAGCGCTTACTGCCGATATGGTGTACTGCACGGACCCGATAGAGATTTTACCCCCGGCTTCCATATTGGTGACGGAAGCGACGGTAACGGTGGTCGCACCGGTTTTTGCCTCGGCTGTAAGGGTCGTGTTGGCGAATACCGCAGAGTCCTTGATGCCCCAGGCATAGGTCACATTGGTCGTATCGATGGTGGCGCCCCGCCACAGGTCGCAGTGCGCCTTGAGCGTAGCCACTTCATCGTTCTTGAAGACAATGCCGTCGGGGGCATAAGCCACGGCGGCAATCATCGCCCCCGCGTTCAGATGCTGGGTGAACTGTACCTCCGCACGGAAAGGAATCTCCAGCCCGTTGGCATCGATGTAGATTGCCTCGAAAGTATACCGTACCTGCGGGGCGGAAACGGTCATGTGGTTTGCCTTGACGGTCAGGGCGTATTTGGCGGAAGCGGCGCCGATCGTGCAGCTGTCCTGTCCGGAAGTTATGACCGTGCCGTCCTTGTACCATTTGGCGGAACCGCTCTTGACACCGGCTGTCAATGTCGCCGCGTTGCCGACGGATGAGATCTGGTCTACGGCCGCCTTGCCGCTGACAAACAGAGAAGGGGTCAATATCAGGTACGGGGATGCCGCCCACGAGGGGGCATACGCGCCGGTATCCTTGTTGAATACCTGGGTCAGCGGTTGCGAGGAACCGATAAACGCCTGTAAGGAGACAGCATCATTCTGGTCGATGATGGTGACTTGTCCGCGTGCTACTTTGATTGCCATATGCTTATTGTAATGTTGTTGATATATTCACTTCACAGTCGAAAACGGCCTTGCACCACACGTCCCCGCCGGTTATCTCTATCTCCCTGCCGTAACGCGGTGCGGCGTTCCATATCCTGTCACTCTCCGTATCGCGGCTCGTCCGTATCCAGCGGAAATTGCCGTCGGGAATGAGCGATGTAATCTCTTCACCGCCCCTGTACACCCTGGCACGGAGTACCGTCGAGACGATTCCGTTGCGGAATGTCGTGCCGTTTTCAGACTCCACATAAACAGTATAGGAGGGAGATCCGTCGTAAAGTTTGAAAAAGGTATGGGTCGCACTGATTTTTTCATTACGGTATGTTGCCGTGTAGCGGAGGGTCAGCACGTCGCGCCCTTCCCAGCCATGAAACGGGGGTGTCATTTCAAATACGGCGGCATTGCATCCGGCATCTTTCCATATGCCGTCAACGGCAAGGTATTCCCACTGCCGACTTTCCGGCTCGAAATTGTATTCGGTCGCCACAAGCGGGATATTCTCCGGCTCGCATGCGCCTGAAAGCTCGTCCTTGAAATGGAACGCCGTGCCGCCTGTCAGGGAGACGGAACGGGGCTTGAGCAGTTCCTGCGCCTCCTCATCGAGGTCTTCCCAGCGGATGGTCACATCGCGCAGTTCGATGGTATCCTTGCCCCACTTGAACCGTCCCGAGGCGAAATGGCCCGTCCCGTCCGGATGGATGACGAAAGAACCGTCCCGTGAAACGATCGAGCCGTCTTCGTTCAGCCGCAACAGGGGATTCTGTATGGTACCCCCGATACCTCCCTTATTGAACCAGGCACCGTAATCGTCCGTGTAGGACAAGGCTTCATCGGTCGCCTGATAGGGGGTCACGTTCCTTCCGGCCTCCAATTGAGGGGCGGACAACGACAGGGGGACGGAAGCGGCAATGCCGAGACACATGACGGGGGAATCTGACCCGCGTATGAGGAACGGGACATTATAACGGACCCATCCTTTACCGGCAGCCACCGTCCGATCACCGACAAGATGTTCATCCTGATAGAACCGGATGGCTGCCGTATCTTCCGCTTTTATCCAGACTGAGAAACAATAACAGACTCCTGTATGAGCCTCCCGCCAGGCGGCACTTTGCGCACCAAGAAGACTGTCTCCGGCTATCCGTACACACCGCCCGAGTCCGGCGGGAGATGTTTCATCCAGCTCTTCCGAATGGCTGAACCGGCAGGACAGGCTGTCGGGTATGACATTCTTGTGGATTTTGCCCACATAAAACGTGCTTGAAAAACCGTTCTCGTCTCCCGCGGTAAGCGTGCCGGCTATATTGACATTGCGTGTGGCATAGAGATTCTGGAAATAGGCCCCGTAACCATCCAACATGCCGAAGACCGGATCGATGATGCCGCTGACCTTTCCCACACGGGCCTTGCTCGCCTCGCTGAAAGCGGATACGGAGGCAAGACGAACAATGTTCAGGTCGGCGACCTCGCACCAGTCCCACTCGGAGGCCAGGCTTGATGTCAGGTCAAGAAACAGGCTCCGGCTGTACTGTGCCGGGTAATCCACGGTGATGACCCATAACTTGTACTTCCATTCCCGGCCGATGGAGATTTCATCTTCCGCATCCGTCTTTTCACGGTTCGTATAGCCGAATCGGATCGGTACGGAACCTGATGTTTTGGAAGACCTGACCTTGAACGATACCAGCAGGCGCTCCGGGTATCCGACCGGTTCTTCCAATGTCAGCATCAGCCCGAAGGAAGCGTTTCCTGCCGGTTCCGCGTTGCGGATAATGCGGACAATGCGTGTCGCTTCCGAATCGGCATCCAGATATTCCGTTTGCAGCATGCTGCCATAAACGGCGTACCTGGACTTGTCCGGCACTCCCGCCATGCCTCCGTCCATGACGGGATAGCACAGGGAGCGTTCGGTCGCCATGCCGTCGATGACATCCATATAGGGTGAATCGCTGTCAGAAGCCGTCAGGTACAAGGCGCCGCTACGTGCCGTATCGAACAGGTTGGTAATCCGCACGAAGTCCAGCAGTTCACCGCCCTGCGGTTCGTCCCCGTCCAGCAATGCCCCGATGAAATAAGGGGCGTCCTTGTCTCCGACAAGCTCCGTTCCGGTTTCTGTCACGCACATCAGCGAATAGACGGTACGCTCCCGTTCGGCATATTGCCTGCGGATGATATCCCCGGCTTGCAGTCCCTGTGTCTTCTGCGAGTCGGGGGCGATACGGATCTTGTATGTCGGATAACGGAATACGGACATGGATTATGACAGTTTTTCCACGGTGTCTCCCGAACAGCTGTCGCTGATCCAGAAGGAACCGTTGGTTACCGAAGTCTTTTCGACCTCGAACTCATAGGCGCGGAACTTACGGCGGGCCACCACCTCGTCGAATGTGGCGGAGACGCCTCCTGTCGTCCGGTTCCGGCGGACAGCCCATCCGCTTCCGGAAAGGCCCGGGGAAAAGAACTCCGAAGAGAGCGACCCGGTAAAGACGCTGTTTCCGTAATGCCGGATACCGTCCTCCACCGCTTGCAGGCGTAACGCCTCTGTCAAGTATAGGATTCTGTCAGTAATCCGGGTGGGCGACGCATGGATTCCGATATGCCCGGCTGCTTCCAACGGAACAGCGACCGTAACGAAATCGGCATCGGTGCGGATATGGAACGATTCGCTGTGACGGTTCTGCGGGGCATAACAGCTCACGGACGGACGGTGTGAAAAATCCGTGCTGTGAGGGATAGCCGTCCTTACGTCCTCTTCCTCGTAGATTACCTCGGAAGAAAGCGATACGCGCTCCCTGTCGCCTGTGAACATAAATCCCTCTGCTGTGCCCATCCGCAAGCGCTTGTGGATAACGATACCTTCATCGGAAGTGTCTACCCGGTATGAGGAGAGCAGGTCGGCGCCGTAGTTGTGGCGGACAGTCAGCGAGCCCGGAAAACAAGCCTTTCCGTAAGGGGAAAGCATCAGACACTCGCCGTCCACGTCCGATATGCCGGAGAACAGGCGTATCTTCGGGGTATGGTCGCCGCCTAAAAGAAGGTCACCGCCGATACTCCCGAACTGTATCTTGTCCTTGTCGGTACAGAGCAGTACGGGAACATCTCCGATCCGGATGCCGAATCCGTCCAGGAACGAGAGGAACCCGCCGAGCGCGACATCCTCTTCCGAAAACGAAAGCAGACATTTCCCTTTGTCGCCCAGTTCCACGCCTTGCAAGGCTTTCAGTCCGCCATCCATGACCGTACTCCCTCGCACCGTCAGATTCCGTCTCACCATGCCGTCCCGCATCGTCCAATCCACCGTGTCCGTATTGGCGTTGCCACGATGATAGACATCCTGCCCGCCCACGGCCAGCCGTGTCGGGGAGATGGATATTCCTGTATCCTCGTCCCCGATAATCCATGCCCCTTTGGAATGTACCGTCGCATCCAGAAAGTCTATATGGGAAGCGTTGATTGTAGCGGTGGCCTTGTCCGCGTCGTAACGGAGCAACTGCCTGCCGCCGATATGCAGGCTGTCGCCCCCGACTTTCAGGTTGCCGGTAATCCTGATACCGTACTCGATGGCAGTTACCACACCTTCCGGATCGGTAATGTCCTGCGAATAGGTTTCCAGGATACGGGTGTTTCCAATGCCGGCTTCGAAACCGTAATTGGCACTGAGCTTGCCGGTCATGTCACCGCCCGATTTCTTCAGGTAATCCAACAGCAAGCCACCGCTTCCGGAACCGCCTTCTCCCGTAACGGCTCCGGCAATGGCGGATGCAAAACCGTAAGCGGTATTCTTCAGTCTCAGGCTGGTCTCGTCGCCTTCCTCGATGCCGTAAGGATGCTCGTCGTCCTTTTTCTGCTGGGCATTGAAAAAGTTATGGTACAGCTGTGCATAGATGGAATAGCACAGGCTCTCCTTGTCGAGGGTTTCTATATCGGGATGCAGTTGTACGCTCATTTGGTATAGCTGGTCTTGGAAAGAAATTTCTGGATACGTGATGTCAGCGAGATGAAGTTCGGCATATTGATCGGCGACATCGTGCCCATCAGTGTGGGAGTCATGATTTTCGAACATTCCGTCAGGAAGTCGAGCATCAGCCGGGCAAGCTCATTACCCAGAACCAGCGGCTCGGTGGCATTCTCGTCACCGAGCGTCACCTTGTTGTCGGCAACGGCAACGGTCGTGGAATTGACCTTTTGTACCACTTTATCTGCTGTCTGTCTGACTTCAGACTTGTCCACCGTATGCGTGATGCTTTCCGCATCGATAACGGTTGTCGCTTCCTTGTCCTTGTCATTCCTAACGGTTGTTGTGACGGCCGTCGGCGTATAGTGGGTGGAGGTCTCGTTACCGGTGGTTTCCAGTTCGTCGTAGTCCGGGGAAGAGTCGTTTTCCGGATCCAGTTCCTCCATTTCGGTCACGCCGATGACGGTTTCCGTGCGGGCATTGAGCCGCAGGATATCCACATGGGAGAAGTTAACCACATAGGCATAACGGGTGGCGGCATCCATGAAGATGGTCACGTCGGAAAAAAGTGCGGGGACGATCAGGAAGCCGCCTTCGCTGTTGGTGGCGGCCGAGAGCAACACGCCTTTATGGATAACAGGTTCGGCGGAGGCCGTCTCGTCCGGGTACTCGCCGACATCAATGGTACCGCCGTAGTCGGAAAACTCCTCGTCCGAGGGGTTGTCGTGTATCTTGGCGACATAGCCGTGTATCATGCGGGCCGTACCGATACCGGACATGCCTCCGGGAGCCAGATTGATACGCTCCATACTCCGTCCCAAGGCTATCTTGCGGATAGCCTCACGGATAAGCAACTGGTTGGATTTGTCTGAAGACATGAGTTTTTTGAAAGAATAGGAGGAGCATAGTTTATTGGTTGCCAATTATTTTGTACTTTTGCAAAGACAATGATATTACTTATGAAACAAGAAATTTTAGAATCCTATATTACATATATATTTGATTTCTTTCAAAAATCAAGATGCTTTAAAGCCGGGCAAGGTAACATGCTCAGAAATTTTAGATTTGCAGCTGAAAAGCAATTTACTCGTAATCAATTGGGTATATTGTATTTCCTGGTAAATACCCTCATTGATAATGGCTATCTCTACTTAAAAGATAGAGATTTTATAGCTCTTACGGAGAATGGTGCCGATGTTATAAATGGGGGAGAGTGTGTTATTCCTAAAATTTCCCTTGAGCGGACAATTTATGAAAAAGAGACCAGTAGATCAGATATATATGAACAGCTTTGGAATATTATCGGATCGAACAAAGAAAATGATTATGCGCCGCTGTATGTAGATGGACCATTGTTTTATAATACAATCAGGCCATATTTAACAACATTGTCGTTACCTCATACATATGGGGAATATATGGCAGAATTGCGGGAAAAGGAAGAATTTACATCAAGAATTAAATGGTATAGGACTTTATTTTTAGCTCTTGATGAGAATGATGTACAAAAATTCCTCAAAGATTTGTCTATCAAAATAAACAGGCTGCTGCTAATGAATACTCCAAAAGATGCGATACAAGAAGCTTTGAATCCTTGGGCAGATGTAGACATTCCTACAATCGATAATACGCCTCTGCCTGAAATTCTCAATAAAGTGGCGGAAGAACCAATTGTGAATAAAAACAAGCCGTTTGTGTTGATTTCGTATGCGTGGGAGGTAGAAGACAATGTCTTTATGAATTGGATTCAAACTTTCGCCAAAGATTTGCGAAGACGAGGGATTGATGCTCAAATAGACCAGTATCAACCTCATGGAACTGACTTGCCTAAATTTATGCTTGAAAGCATCCGTAAGGCAACTAAAGTTCTGTGCATTCTGACTCCAAAGTATAAAGAGAAAGCTGAATCCGGTAAAGGAGGTGCCGCTTATGAAGGGGGTATAATATCACATGAAATATATAACAATCAGGGAACCACTAAATTTATACCGGTTGTACGCAAAGGGTCTTTTGAAACTTCGACACCGGATTTCATTAGTGGAAGAAAAGGTTTTGATTGCTCTACTGACGATAAATACAATAGCGAACTTCCGAATATTATCAAGGTAATAAACGAAGAACCATTGATAGAAATTCCTCCTGTTGAATAACGGTAAATCTTATTTCCTAATTTTATACGGAATACTCAGTTGTTGCCTGTATCCACCCACCCCGAAAGTAGTCGTTACCTCTTCCACGAGGTATACGCCGTTCTTGGAAGGATTACGGTAGTCGATCAGTTCCACCTGTACGGCAGGAGACAGTCCGAAATCCCCGAATACTGTCACATTGCCGGTGATTCCGTTCAGATTGTAATTCCGAAAGTATTCCGTCGTCTCTTCTACAAGCCGGTCGGAATTGATTCCGACATGAGGTGACATATATGGTACGATGGTATATGTGGATAAATCCACCTTGGTCCTGGTCTTCGCTCCCGATGCCGTCGTGTTGCCCGTTACCTTGTGCGTCTTTTTTGAAATCTGCGTGGCATTGACCGTCTGAAACTCCTTGCTGCCCGGCATCTCCGGGTCGTATTCAGGATTCATGCGTACTGTCACCTCAAAGAATTTTTCATCCGTCCCGAGTGCCTTGCCCGTCACCGCCAAAAACTTCGGATCGGTCTTGACCACTTTCAGGTTGCTCTGCGCCACATGCTCGTTGAAGTATATCCTGTACGGTCCTGTCGATTCGTCCTCCGGGAATACCGGCTGAGCCTTGCTGGACGAATAAGGACGCCCGACGGCAATGGACGGCATGGCCCCGTCATCATCGGCATCGTATTTCAAAAAGCAGTAGACCTTGTACTTCGACCATTCGGAAAGGATATCCGCTACCGTGAAGTTGTCCGTGACCTTTACCTTGCCGATATGTATCTCAAACCGCTTCGTATCCGAGTGTATCCTGAAGCCGGTATCTTTCAGGATATTATACTTGCCTTCCAGCACCTCGTTCACCGTCGTCCCTTTCGCCGGGGTCTCGAAATGAGGTGCCTGTTTCAGTTTGAGTTTGTAGGCCATATTCTCACACTGGATTTCCAGCGTGCTGTCCGAATTGTATCCGGTAATGTATCCGTCGAACATATTTTTCAGCACGCCGTTGTAGCCCAGCTTGATATTGATGCGCTGTCCGACCTTGAATGTCGTCTCGTCAACCAGACGCTGCGCGCTGCGTTTCTCGATGATGACACCGTCCTGCATCACCTCCGTCGTTATCCTCGACACGTCCTTGCCCTCCAATGTCACGTTCCCGATAATCGTGGAGCGGCATACCGACCCTTTCGGGAATATCACTTTGGCCGTTCCGATCAGCTTCTTGTAACTCTCGTTGATTTCGAGCGACTGGACTTCCGTAATCTCCACGCCGTTCTGTATCCTCATCGGATTGGATGGGTCGGCATCCCCGATGGTGATGCGACAGCAGAGGATATCCATTGCAGCTATACCCATAAACGTGTCAGTTTAAGCAACGAGGCGGGGTCGATGACCTCCGTACCGAATTTAACATACTTGATCCACTTGTTCGTGTGCTTGATGGCCGTGTCCACCTTTTCCTGTTCCGCCAGTTTCAGTTCCACGGCTTCCGATGGCTCCACGGCGACACAGTTCAGCGAATACGGCTGCACGTTCCGGCAATCCGTAGGCTGTAAGGTATAGCCCTGTATAATCAACCGTGAAATGTTGAACTGGCGCAATACCGTGTTGTCGCAATCGATGACACCCTTGTATTGTACCAGCCTGATAAACTTGGACACTTCCGCCTCGGGATACACGTCCGGGTATTTGGAGGTGATCTTGCCGTTGATGGTAATCTCGAGGTCACCCCCGGATATATATTCCTTGCGGGTATAGTCCCGCCCCTGTACCCGGGTCAGCAGGATATTGTTCCGGCTGCTGACCTGTACCTGCGGTCCCAGGTCCACGAATGTCACCAGTCCATACCGGCTGTTCGGCAAAACCTTGCACTCGCTGTTGTCATAATACTTCCCCTCCTCTGATATGGACAGTTCCAGAAAATCCGCCACTGTCCGGCCGACGATGGAATCGATATGGTTTTTCTTCTGCGCCACCGCCTGCTGTTCCCTGATGAGCTGGTAGTACTGTCCGGTCTTGTTCGCAAGGCTGGACTGCGACTGTGTCTGAAGATATTTGTCCCGCACCTGCTGTTCCCAGTATTTGAGGTATCGGGGATAGGAACGTAGCAACCCGTAAGCCGTCTGCGAGGCAACCTGTATGGCTGCCCGTTTGAGCAGGTCATGGTGCCTGGAGAAGTAATGTACCTGCCCGTCCTGCAATTCGGCAAGCCCCATGCCCAACGCCAGACGCGTGGCGTTGCTGATGTATCCGCCAAGCGAACCGTGGTTGAGTATGCCTCCGCTCAACAAAGTCGAGGCCGCGATTTGTATCAGTCTTCCCATAATCCTTTCATTTTATGCGTTCCAGGAGGCATCGAAGTCATGCACGACATCGATGAGCGCCTGTGCCAGTTGTTCTTTCAGGTTCTGTATCTCTTCCGTCTGCCCCTCCTTCGACTTCATCAGGTCGATGGTCCTGACACTGAGCAGGCTCTCTATGTTCACGATGACCTGTTTAGGTGCCGCCGAGGACAACCGCCCCGTGCCGGAATAGTTGCCGCCGGCCCCTCCGTCATCCAGATGCGTGTTGGTAATCGGGTTGGCAGCAAACGGACGTGTATCGTTGGAATCCGGTTCGTTGCCGTACTGGTCGGGAGTGAAGCCCGCCACGCGGAGGATGTTCTCGGCTGCCTCCGCCGAACCTCCGAAAGTCTGCCGGAGCGATGAAAAGAACTTCACGAGTGTCGTATGTGCCAGCTTGCGATGCGCGATGTTGTCTATACGCTGCGCATCGGTGGCGTTCTGCCCCAGTGCCCGCTGTTTCCATAGCCCGTTTTCGTCCTGCTCGAATCCCCAGGCCCTGAACTGGTCAAAGTCGAACCCTCCCTTACGCATCAGCTCATGCGCATTGGCGGCACTCGATATGGCATTCCGATAAGCGGTGGCGGCACGCACAATCTCCGGAACGGTCTGCGTGTTCATGTACCGGGCATAGTCGTATGTGCGGGCGGCAACCGCTTCCGACCTGTCCCCGATATCATTCACATAGACGGCCTTGCCATCCTGCATACGCCACAAAGACTTGTCGAGATCCTTCTCCTGTTGCCCGAAACGCTCCTTTACCGTCTTGAGGAAAGCGTCCACTTCCAATACCGTACCCATCTTCCCGAACTCGGCGTACGCGGCATCGATACGTGTCTGGCTGTCGCGTTTGGCAAGGGTGACAAGCGCATCCCTTATGTCATCCTGACGGGCTTTGTCCATGTTATACACATGGTCTCGCGATACCATCCCCTCAGATGAAGCGATGGCAAATTCCCCCAAGAACCCGGCCCACCAGTTGGATGTGAAGGCTCCGATTTTATGTCCCGAAGCCTCTTCGATACTTTTGCCGGCAACGACCTCGTCCACGGCACGCTTTGTCTTGACAGCCATGTTATAGGTCTCGCTCAGGGAGGAGTAAAGTGCCTCTATGGACGGATAACGGTACTTGCGGTTCGATTCGATCTCTTCCAGTACGGCATCCTTCGCCTCCTTTATCTTCCAGGTCTTGTAAGCCACCCATCCCAAAGTCCCGACCAATGCGGCTATACCTGCCGTGGCGGCAACCGCGCCTGTACTGATGGCACTCAACGAGGCGGCAGCACCGGTCAGTCCGCTGCCGGTAGCCACCTGTGTGGCAAACAGCGACTGCAGGACTCCTTTGGCTCCGATGACACCGCCCCCGGCCATCAAGGCGCGGTTCATCGCTCCCCGTCCCGCCACGCCTGCGGACTGCATGGCCGACACGATGGCCCGCTTCTGGGCAAACGAAACCTTACCGATACCACCCGCCCCCAGCAGCCCCTGCACGGCACTGATTGATGTCGTGGCCGCAGACTGTTTGCCGATAAACCCCATGGCGATGCCGATATTCGTCAGGGCTCCCGCCACCTTGAACAGCCGGGTCGCAACAACGCCTGTAAAGACAAGCGGTTCTATCCAATGGAAATTGCGGGTCACCCATGCGCCGATATTGCCGATCACGGTGAAGATGTCCAACAAGGCATTCCCGATGGACACCAGGCCACGGGTAAATTCCGGAGCCTTGAACTTTGCCAGAAAAGTGCGGAGCACAGTGCGGATAGAGGGTTCCAACACCTCGTATGCCTGCATGAACCCTTCGGTCAGCTGGGAGGTCACCTGCGCCCACAATCCCTTGGTCGTATTCTGCTTTACCAATGCCAGTTCTGAGGAAACGCCCTGGGACCCCCGGTTATATGAAGTCAGTTCTCGTAGTTTGTCGTAGTTCTTCAGGAACATCATCGCCGCGTTACCGCCAATTTTCCCGAAGATTGCCTGGACATCCGCCATCGACGCGCCCTTCTTGTTCAATTCCTCGAAAATGTCCGCTATAGGACGGAGTTTCTCGACCTGCACCCCCTCGATGTCACGCATTTCCGTGAACCGGATGCCCAGGCGGTCCAGAACTTCCTGTGCCTCCTTGGTAGGTTTGGCAAAACGTGTGGAAAGAGCACGCAACGAGGTTCCCGCCAGCGTTCCCTTCAGACCCATATTGCCCAAAAGACCGATGGCGGCACTGCTTTCCGTGAAGTCCACGCCCGCCATACGCAGGTAACCGGCAGCCATCTTGTATGACTCCGCCATCTCCACAATATTCACATTCGAGCGGGAAATGGTGGAGGAGATAATGTCCGCCACGCTGTCCATGCTGTCGTTATGGATATCATAACCGGCCATGAT